ATTACCTATTGCTATTGCATTAGAACTCCGTGGTTGGGTCCGTGTTCTTGCCGACGGAACACCTGCGCCGCTTTTAATTCAGGAAGGCGCACCACGGGCGACTAAATACTATATCCTTCTGACATCCGATGAAACCCTGTCTCCAAATTTTTCAGGTGGAGCGCTTCTACGCTACGCCACAACCTTCAAAAATATGGACGAAGTCAACGGCTCAAAGGTAAAAGCAATTATTGGTTCTCAGGTCGCGTCTGAGGGACTGGACTTAAAATGTGTACGCCAAATTCATTTGCTTGATGGTTGGTATCACTTGAATCGAATAGAACAGATTGAGGGACGCGGTGTTCGTTTCTGCTCGCACGTAGAACTACCATTAGAGAAGCGTAATTGTCTCATTTATCTACACGCTGTTGATGTTGGTAAATACGAGACCGCCGATTTATACGCCTATCGCCTTGCAGTTCGTAAGGCACAACCTATCGGTCGTGTCAGCCGACTCATGAAAATTAACGCCTGGGATTGTGTACTCAACTTAAATGCGGTATTACTCAAAAATATGGGTGAACGTCTATTAGTCGATGCGCTTGGTCGTAGAGAAACCGTTGAACTCAAGGATGAGCCCTTTACAAGTCTATGCGATTATATTGGGGACCCTGCTCCTGGCGGTGGATACGAATGTAAGCCGTATGTATGCGCCGCAGAAACGACCGAGTTAGGTGCCGATGAAAGCACGCAAAAATCGTACAATTTCCGTCGGGTCTTTTTAGAGCGTCAGCAATTACTCATCAACTATTTTAAAACGGAAACCGTCCTACAAGTGGATAAAATACTCAAACTCTTTTATAATAATATTCCAGAATCATTTGCGCGTATTGGTTTACGCGATGTACTTAATAAAGTCCGTATTCATCGCAATGATGGAATCTATGGTACCCTCAAACTTGTGAATGACTATGTTGTATTTCAACCTGAAGGTGTAACAAATACTATGATACCTATGGCTCTTCGATACGGTCGTGCCTATGGTCGTATGCCTCGTGAATTTGAACCTCCTCGCGGTACATTATTAGCTACAGAAGGACTCGTATTGGAGCCGCCGCCGGCTGCTGCCGTGGTTGCTGCTCCTGCTACTACAGGTGTAGCGGCTGCAAGCGCAGTTGTTGTAGAGGAGACTGACGAAAAGTTAGCCACCGACGCGCTTAAGAAACTGGCACAATGGGATAAAACACTTACACTCATTCTTGCAGGGCGGCTTACCGGTGTTATATCTGAAACTGAATCGTTGCTTGGTTGGCGTTGGGTTTTCCGTTTCTTCCGTCATTTAGCCGATGTACGACCAATCGCCTATCACTGGTTTATGGAGAATTTCTGGACGTATAAAGAACAACTGGCAGTTTTCCGTGCGTGGTTGACCCGTGGTATTAATACACTAGTCGGTTACGAAAAAGTATGCGCGAGCGTCTTTATGAAAGAAAATCACCGCATTGAACTTTTCCAAAAAGATAAAACAAATCGTATTAGCGGTTGCGTCATTTATAATCTTTCAGCAGGCGAGTCTGGTAGTGTCCAAACATACTGCCAGTATGGTGGCTCTATATCGCAATGTACGGCGGTCTTTAAGGATGACGTGAATGCTATTCTTGGCGCACCAATTGACCGTAAAGAAGGTACCGGTCCCTATTTTGGTTTCCTGGTCTCCAAACAAAAGACAATTGTATTTAAAACGGTCGATAAAGAGAAGGGTGATATTAAGGGCGCCGAATGCGCAAATACAAGTAATCTTGGCAATCACGAGAAGCGTATTCGCGCGCTTCACGATATTTTCCGTAAAGCCGGTGACCCGATTGTAGGATTACTACTTGATGATGCGCCGGCGGCACGGGCGAGTGATAAGGACCGTAAAGACCGGCAAAAGGTGCTAACAGCACAATTTGAGACAGCACAGCCGTCATTTGTTGCTGACTCGGCAGACCCTTTGAAACATACGGGCGACCTGACCCTCAAACAAATATGCCCGTATATGGAGTTTTTGTTGCGCTATGCCGACCGCCGCGCAGTGGGCGGAGTACGCTGGTTTCTATCAGTCGTGGATTCGGCACGGGCAGGGGTCAAGATGACCTGATTCGGCGGCTTCGGCTTAAAATTTGAAACCTCTCAAACCAATAGGAGATAAGTAAAGGGATGTATCACACCATTTACTTAGATGAACGCGTAGCACTGACACCGAGTGAAATCAACAACGTACATAAGCCTGATGATGTGAAGGATATGTTGGTTATGAAACTGAAAGAGCGCCACGAATCGAAATGTAATGCCAACGGCTATGTGAAGCCCGACTCTATTGAACTTGTTGCGCGCTCGGCGGGGGCTGCCGAAAACGGTCGCTACACCGGCAACTTCGTCTACGACTGTAAAATGAAATGCGATGTACTTTACCCTAAGGGTGGTATGCTGATGAATGTACTTGTCATCAAGGTTACAAAGATGGGTGTCTACGCTGTCTTTGAGGAGGCGATTCGTATCCTTGTGCCGCGTGATATTCATATTGGCAATACGGTATTTGATGGTATCAAGGAGGGTGATGTCATTAAGGTTCGCCTAGAACGTAGTGAAATCAAGACCAACGCCCCCTTTATTATGGCGGTTGGTAAACTAGTTGAGGACGGCGAGGGTGAAGAGGATGCTGAGACAAATGCGTAAAATGAATATAGAGAAACACGCCCTTCTTATTAACTATGTCTGCAGCACCCGGTACTTTATCACCTGAAGAGTACGAGCGACGTAAGACATTTTTAGATAATCTCAAGGGTCTTACAAAGACAGAACATATTGAAATTATTCGAATTCTACAAAAACACTCTGCCGAATTTTCCGAGAATCTGAACGGAGTCTTTTTTAACTGCTGTAATCTATCACAACCGGTCTTTGATGACCTGGAACTCTTTATTCAATTCACGCAGACAAATCGTAAGAATCTTGCCGACCGCGAGATGTATCTTAGCTCTTTAACCCGGACTCTTTAGTCCTTTAGGACTGCGGGACTTGTCGCCGAGGGGTCTAAATGATTCGCCGCTTTAATTACATAAATGGTCCATTGGAATGAATTATCCGACTTTCTAAAGTCTAATCCGTTTCAAACATATAATGTGAAACCGTTGGAACTATTGGTTCCTGAACGAAAGGGTGTAGATCACTTTCCTATTCTTGAGATAGTTGCTGCTCCTACCGCTGCTCCTGCCGCTGCTCCTGCCGCTGCTCCTGCCGCTGCTCCTGCTATTGCCACTGTTAATTCCCGTAAATTAGAACTACTCAAACACACACTTGATCCCGTTGTATTCGGTATTGAGTATACTGATATTTTATATAATGATTCGCCCAAAGCGAGTAAACGTCAAATGGAAATTGATGAAGCGCTACGATGCGAAGCACGTATTGACGAACTCTATAAATCTCAGGGTGGACGCTCGCGGGGTTGGACGAAAACCATGCTTGAAGCCATTATTCGTCCTCGATGCGCTTCTGGTGGCGATTTATACGAGCTCAAACAGGCAAAGTCCGTCTTTCTATGGCAGGTCGTCAAAACCGATAAGTCTATCTCGGCATTTCTAGACTTTCTCTGTGTCGCAAAACAGATTCAGGTTGCTATCTGGAACGATGAAGATAATGTAATTACTATCTATCCGGCGGCTGACTATATCGGCGAAGGTGCTACCGGAATTCGTGGGATATATCATGTACATCATACCGGTGTGATGATGAAATCACTAGGAATTTATAACGGAAAAGACCTTGTAACATTTGCCGGTGTGAATAAGTGGACCCTATTACCTCCCCAATCCGTTCTTCATAGCCTTGAGAAGTTGACTCTGGGTGACTTAGAATCCGTCGGAAAGAAGCTTGGAATGGAGGCAGTTACCGGGTCTAAGATTGAACGTATTGCCGCCGTTGCCGGATACAAATTAAAATCCCGACTCGCGGTCTAGCCAGGGGCGGAGATAAAAGTTGATGGCTTTAAGCAAAAAGTCTTAGACTTAATAGAAGTATGTCCCTAGAGCTCAAATCTACAGAATCCCAGGCTTTAGATACGCTATGGGCTGCGTGGGAATCCGCTACAGAGACCGAGATTGAAGCGACATTCAAGCGTCCTGACGGCAAAGAGCTCGATTATACAGCATTCTTAAACGCAATTAAGCATTTACGTAGTGTTGGTTTACAAGAAGACCCTCAGCCGCCCAAACTGAATATTATGATCGGCGGCGGTTTACGCTTTACTCTTGTAGGTGAAGGTACTATCCAAGCGTACTGCCGGGATAATACACTCAAAGGCAAGCCATTCTTCTGTATATTAAAGGATAAGAAACAGGCATCCGCAAAAGGACCTAGTGAAATCGACTTACCCGAATACGGTGTACGTGTCAAACTACGCCGTGAGATTCCATTATCAAAAGATGACCCGCGTGTTGTTGATGCGGTAACGCGCTGGGCGTCATTACCCAAAGCATTCCGTTACATGCAACGGTTCAGTTTCACATCATTACACTGGAAGGGACTCCAGTTCGACGCCTCCTTTGTACGTGAAAATCGCAAAGATACCCGTGGAAACTATATCCAGGCGACCACCTTTACGAACGCCGGTATTGTTAAACAACCCACCCATTACGAGCTCGAAGTCGAAGCGCTCTCTGGAGCAACAAAGAAAGCCCTTATCTTCGGCATTGTTTCCGTATTACGCGGACTACAAAAGTCATACATTCTTACCCGTGAATCCGTACGCCAACAGATTTTAACACAGATGGAGGGACAGACCGGTGCTAAGAAGGGCTCCTTTCCTGGCTCTCAGCCTATTACACTACGTAAAACTCATATGGGACTCGAAAAGGAAGCTGATACTCCAAACATTCGCCTTGAGGATTATAACGTGACAGATAAGGCGGACGGACTACGTTGTCTAATGGTTGTCGCAAAGAACGGTCGTATTTATCTTGTTGACCGCTCCCTTAACGTATACGGTACTGACCGTCGTATGGATGATGTTTCGACAGTAGAGTGGGCTGGCTGTGTACTGGATGGCGAATGGGTGACGACCGACGCAATGAATGCGCCAATGAGCCGTTATTACGCCTTTGATATCTTTAATGGACGCCGCGGTGAAGATGTCTCTGCTCGCCCCTTTATTGTTCGTGGCACAGATGTAGCGGTAAGCCGTGAAGCGGCATTACGTGAAGCGGTTGCTGCCCTCAGCAACGCAGACTATAGTGTTACCAATATTCCCAAACAGAATAGTCTCTCCGTTCATATGAAAACATTCCAAACGCCTGTGGACCCCACAGACCCTGTTGGTATCTTTAAGGAAGCCGCATCCGTACTTGACCGTCTTGCGCGCGATGCACCCTACCATACCGATGGTCTCATCTTTACACCCAATGCGTCACCGCTTGTCAAGAATATAAATACGTGGGAAGCCCAGTTGAAGTGGAAACCCGCCTCGCAAAATTCCGTCGATTTCCTTGTAATTACCGAAAAGGAGAAGGACGGCGAAGGTAAAGTGACACCGGTTGATGCCATTAGCACAAAACTACGCGAAGATACGAACCAGATTGTTCGCTATAAGACTCTACGACTCTTTGTAGGTTCATCAGTTGACCCTGCGCTTGTCGACCCGCGCGATACCGTTCTTAATAAGAAACCGTACCCGTCATCGCTCCAAGAGGGTACTCGTAGTGCCTATCGACCTGTAGAATTTACACCATTGCCACCTGACCCTATGGCATCTGTCTGCTATGTTGCAATAAACGCTGGTGCGACAGATGCTGCCGGTGCGGCGCCAAACGCGCAGAGTCTTGAATCACTCGATGATACCATTTATTGCGAAGAGACGAAAGATGCCATCACAAATCGTACAATTGTTGAAATGGTCTATAAACCCGAAGCACCTGCTGGTTGGCGCTGGGTCCCCCTTCGCGTTCGTTGGGATAAGACAGAAGATTTCACGCGCGGTATTGTTGGCGGAACACTTAATAGCGATAAAGTGGCAAATGATGTTTGGCTCTCAATTCACGATCCCGTAACCGAATATATGATTCGCCGTGGTGCCATTACCGAAGAAGTTGTTGAGGGCGCTCCAGCACCCCATACATCGAATCTCGCCTATTATCAGCGTAAGGCTCCCCAGCGGGACCTTAACAAAATCCGTGGTCTCACCGAATTCCATAATCGCTATATTAAAGATGAAATACTACTCTCTAAGGTTCTTACAGCAGGTGCCTCAGTCATTGATATGTCGGTCGGTCAAGCCGGCGACATTCATAAGTGGATGAATGCGCGCGTTGGCTGGGTCCTTGGCTGTGATATTGCTCAGACAGGGTTAGTGGATAATAAAAATGGTGCTTACCGCCGATACTTACAGTATCTGATGCGCTCAAAGAACGGCGCC